CAACAACCTTAACCTTGAAACCCATTGCTTGGTCAACTCCCGGTGCAGTGGTCGCTTTAATTGACTTAATCCTTCCAAGAGAATGCTCTTCTCTCTGTGCCTGCCTTCCTTTAAAATGACTCATATTTTCTTTCATTGTCTGTGCTTCTGTAGGAGTGATCAGGTTATTTGCTTCTGCTTTATTAATTTGATTGATAACATCTTCCTCAGGTTTATTAAAGTCAATCATAGAAGACTTTTGACTACTCCTGTCTATGTTAAACTTAGCATCTATAAGAGGATCATAAAAATCTGCTACCAGTTTTTTAAGCTCTTCATCATCCGCATCTAAACCTCTTATTCTAGCATAAAATTTAATCATCATTTTTACTAAGGTAGCCATAGAATCCATCATCAAATTAAAAAATGATTGCAAACTAATTGTCATATTCTCCATGAAGTCTGCATCATCCATTGCATTCATCTTATCCATTATTCTTTCAAAGAAGTCAGATATACTTTTCATAGCCGAAGTAGCTAATTCATCTGCACCTGAAAACTTAGCAAAAATATCTTGAACAAATCCACCAATTACATCTAACGCAGGTCCTATTTTACCCAATACAACAGTAAAGAAGTCAACAGCTTTAATTATCCCTACCCCTAAAGAATCAAGGATTGGAGATAAAACGTTCCACAACTTTGGACCAACGAGCCTTAATGCATTTCCAAGCTCTGTTCCCAATCTGCCAAGAGGACCAGCCAACTCATTAAAGAAGCCAGTTAATTTTTCCATCAAGAACGATATTGCAGGTACAACATTTTCTAAAAAGAATTTAGTTGTAGCTGCAAAGAATTTTTTTAAATGTCCAAAAAACTCTTTTAAATTTCCAAACAATTGATCCGGACCAACCATTAATGGCGCAATAAGCAAAGCAGCCATGGCAAACCAAGATATTATTTTTGAGAAGAAATCTCTAACACCAGTCATAGCCTCACTCATGTGTTTCCTGACACCGGTTTCAGCTTTTTTATCTTTTGGTTGTTTCTCTGGCTTTACTTTTTCTACGACTTCTCTTTTGTCTTCTTGCCCTTCTCTAGTAGCATCAGCCAACACTTGAATAGCCTCTACAGTCATTCTTGTATTTGCTTCTATTAGATTAAGAGTTGGTAATAATACTGTTGCATCTTCTGAAGGTTTATCATCACCAGATTGAGGGCTTGCATCAGAAGACAGTCGCGTAGCTATTACATCTACACGTTGAGCTATTTGTTCTATATGACTGCCCCACTTACGGACCTGGTTCATGTCAGTTTTAATATTTTGTAAGTGGGATGTATATAAAGCAGTTTGATCCTGCCATCTAGCTATTGATTTAAGACTTTCCAGTTGAGCAACAAGGACGTCCTTAACACTAGACATAGTGTTATTAAGCACATCTAGTTCACTAGTCTGCTGTTCTTCGTTTTGCGCTTCTTGATCTGGGAGTCCGGTTGCCATTTACTTATTTACTTTTCTGCGTTAGTACTATGTTCTTTTGCTGCACTGTTTACATATAAACCAAACCACGCTGCACCAGCACCAACTAAGATACTAATTAAACCTGATTGTTCCATACTTGGCTCTGGTAATTCCATAAACCACATTGCTGCATAATAGACTAATACAATATAAACTGTTAAGAAAGCTCTTGGCCAAATTCTCCATGCATCAATTGTACGTGCTAAGTGCACCCACTTCTGCCATGGATTAACTGTATCATTTGCTTTGAGGTCTCTGATCTCATCTTTGAGAGCAGCATTTTCTTGTATCATTTCCATGAACTTGGATAAGTCCATTTCCACTTCATTACGACTCATGTCGCCTTGAAATCTGTCGTCTGCCATTGTTATCTCCTGTATTGACTAAACTGTTTAAAATTTCTTCGAGGAGGAGGTTTAATACCTGCTTTCCTCTGCTCAGCCCTTTCTTTTTCTGCTTTCAAATGAGCAGATAACATAGCAACATACATCTCACGTTCGTAAGGAATGAGATTTTCTATCTCCGTTATACTATATTTATGATGCTGAACCAACGCGAAACAAAGTTCGTAGTAATTAGCTAACGTATTATGACTCAGCAATACTAAAAAAAATCAGCAACACCTTGTAATACTATCTTTCTTTCATTGCCTAAACTGTTTGTATAGTTTAATTCATGTTTCAATACTGGGGCTGTTTCAAAAAATTCTTGAATAGCCTCAAACGATTTAACATCTATATTAGATACAAACTCGATAGCTTCATCAATGGTAAAGTTATCATAAACTTCATTTGAATCCCACACTCTTTCTATACAATGTGCAATTAACTTAAATATAGCTGAAGACTTACTACCATCAACTTCGGCAGTCTTCGACTCATCTAAATCCATTCCACAAGATGTAATAGCTTTCATTGTAGGATCTTTCAATTTCATCATTAGACCATTAGATAACTCAATTTCGTATTTCCTATCTTTTGTTATAGTAGGCTCTACTTCATTGATGTCAACTTCAAAGTCGTAGACATTTTCGTCTTCTTTATCTTTATACTTTAGTTGAACTACATTGTTCACAGACTTACCACGTAAGTGCATAAACAAATATTCAACATCTGTCGCTGTCAAGTCACTAGGATCAAATCCTTTTGGACTTGTGACAACATTTCTCAGAATCTGCAGCATTGCATTCATCTGGTCTTCGCTGGATCCTTCCTTTCCAACGAGTAGAATCTTTTCCTCTTTAACAAGGAAAGGTCTAAATTTTACTTTTCTTTTAATTACAGGAAGTGTAATTTCAAACTCTGGTTGAGTTATCTTTGGTAATGCCATAATATTTCTCCATTATTATCCTTTTCTACCACCGAAAGATCCTAAGAATGTTTGTGCGTTAGATACTAAATTGATCACGTCACCTACATTACTTGGCTTCTTCCAGCTCGCTTTTAATGCTGTTCCAGTTTGACCTATTCTTAAAAGTTGTTCCATTGGGGACAAAGCTCTGTTTGCATATACAGACGGATCTTGTCCTTCTGGCAACTGATGATTCTCAGCCACCCAATTTCTAACTTGAAAGTTTACAGTCAATCTAGCTATTTCATCATTTTGTGCCCAGCCTAATGTCACATCACCTATTTGTGAAGGCCAGACTTCATACATTGTAGTTGTATTTATATGTTGTGCTGCCATATCAAATGTCTTAATTCTCATTGTAGTGATATAGTCTGATCTATATGCTATCTCACCAAAAGCTGCACCTTTAAAATCTACCGTTACGTCAGCTGCTTTCTCTGGTCCACCCATAGATACAATATTTGTAGCCCACTGTTGAAAGAAGTTTAAATTTCTTCCACGAGCATCTAACATAAAACTTGCTGATATTTCTGATGGAACTATTGCTTGTGCTCTTCTATCAAATGGACCAATAGAGTTTCTTCTATGATCAACTGGTATAATTGCTGCACCTGGTATATTAACATTATCACAAAAGAATTGTAAAGATTGTACAACACCTGCACCACCAGAGTTTTGAACCCAGGCACCTTGAGGCGTATCTATTTCTACAAGATATCTATTTGCTCTTGCAAGACCATTAGCTTCTTGAACTTTACCAAGGAATGTTCCAACGTTGAATGCACCCTTAGGTGAGTCTTCACCAACGCCTTCATTATACTCGCCTGTTTCTAACGCCTTACCTTTTGCAAGGTTAAATAAATCTTTTGCGACGTTATATATTTTAGCCATTCTTGTTTTCCTCAAACCACTTATCAATAGCTTTCTTAAATGTATAGATAACTCCTATCCATACAGTAAACAAAATTCCATCCACGTAGGATAGTTCATACCATAAATTTGCTGCGTCCATTATCTTTTCTTAACCCTTTTTTTATATTTTGCTTTAGTTCTATCAGATTTCTTTCTCATACGTCTTTCCATCTGAGAATCCATCCATATTCTATTTATGCCACTCTTACGAGGCATAGCCAATGGAAGCATAACAATTGTGTCCCAACCAATAGGTGGAATGTATAAGAACTGTCCTACAACTCTTTTAAAATCATATCTTTTCCACATTGGTAAGAAACTTCTCATATCCATTCTTTTCTTCATAAAGTTATAATCTAATCTTTTAGTATTAACTCTTGCTCTAATAGAAGTACCAATATCTTTTCCTTCTACATTAGGAAATATTACAAACGGATATATTGCATCCATTAACTCAGCTCTAAACCTTGGTGGCATATAATGAAAGTTTAACATACTAAAGTATCCTTTCTCTCTATTAATTCCTGTACACAATCCAGCTGGGAACATATCATAGTATGGTAATTCGTTTCTCATTTTAGGTAGGTACTTAAAGAAATAAAATCTACCTTCCATTAATCTTCTAGTCTTACCAGCCCCAGATAGAATAGTACTTGGAGCTTCATCAGAAGTTTCTGCAGCCATCTCTCTAAGCCTTTCAACTGGATCACCTTGCTCAGTCTTATACAATGATTGCATAGACTTAAACTTTTGATCGAACTCTTCACCAGTTAAATGTACTAATTCTTCAAAAAAATATGCTGGCATTATTTGATTCCTAACTCATCTTGAGTCATTATTTGAAATTTCATACCTTTATTCTTACAATATTCTTGTGCAACTTCAAACTTTCTTTGATTAACTGCAAAGGTTTTCATCTCTCTAAGGTACTTTTGTGTCTGTCTTTTTGGCTTTTTAGGTGGTACTAAGTGCTGTTTTGGTTTAACTTCTATCACTAATTCGTCGCCATTATCCTTCTCAACCCAGAAATCTGGGAAGTATCTATGCATCTTTCTATCAATTGGACTACGATATGGTATGCAAAATTCTTCAGAACTCCACCGTACTATCTGTTTGTGGTCATCTAAATACTTCATAAGTTTAAATTCCCATAAACTTCTATAAATAACATTAGAGGAGTCCCCTCTATATTTGTCGGGGTTCTTGGGAACGAATTTACCAGAATAAGCCATAAAGGTATTTAGGAGAATAAATGAGCGGATTAGGACCAATAGGAAAATATAGCCCATCCATGCAGGGAGGTCTAGCACCTAGTAAAAAGATTCAAAAGAAATTAGATGCTGGTGGTTCTTTTCATTTCCCTAAAGACATTGGTGTTCATCAATTTATGATGATCTTCCACAAATATGAATATAAGTCTGAAGTAGCAAAAGTAGCTGAATCAATTTGCTTACCAATGCCAAACTCAATAACAGATGCATACGGAATGGAATATGGATCTGAAGATTTAGGAACACTAGTTGCTGGTGGTGCAGATATCATTTCTGATATTGTAGATAGTTTTAATAAAGCAGGTACGCCAGCAGGTCAAAAGAAAGAAGCAGAAAGACTTGCTAATATGAATCCAGCTGACTTAGCACCAGACCTATTAGAATTAGGTGCAGCAGGAGTCAGACAGCAAATAGCAAAGGCAAGTGGTGATGTAGAAAAAGCCATTGCTGTTTCAACAGGAACAATTAATAATCCTCATACAGCATTACTATTCAGTAAAGTTAATCTAAAGACATTTGAATTCACATGGAAGTTATATCCACAAGACATAGAAGAATCAAATATGTTGAAGCAGATTATTAAAATTATAAAAATGAGATCACATCCAACATTTATAGGTAAAGAAAATAACTACATGATGGACTTTCCACATGAAGTAGATTTATATTATCTTGGTAATGGTGATAGTATGCATAGATTTAAAAGAGCTGCTATTACAAAACTATCTTTAAACTATACACCAGAAGGATCACCAGCGTTCTTTGCAGGAACAGGTAATCCAGTGTTTACAGAACTTACAATGGAATTCACAGAGACTCAAATCTGGACTGGTGAAGATTTTGAAGACGAACCAGTAGCAAGTGGTAATCAGGAGCCAGGGAGTAGTTAATGAGACATAGTAAAGGTTATTTTGCAGACTTCCCAGTAATAGAATATGGAGGCAAGGTAGCAAGAGACATTATGGCTCGTCCTAAGATTAAGGACCAAATAATGAACTCTCCAGCATCTTTCTATGATTATGTTATTGAAGATGGACAGAGACCAGATCAAATAGCATATCTGTATTATGATGATCCACAATTAGTATGGTTAATCTTTTTAGCTAATAATATATTAGATCCATATTATGATTGGCCATTACCACAAAACCAATTTGGAGACTTTTTAATTTCAAAGTATGGAACAATTGCAGCTGCACAAGCTAAGATACTTCATTACAAACATAACACAAAAGGAACACTAATTACAAAAGAGACATATGATCTTAATGCTACATTTGGTAAAATAGTTGCTGGTCAATATACAGCAGTGTATGCTTATGATCACGAGATGGAACTTAACGAATCAAAGAGAAAAATTAAATTAATTGATGCAAGACTTGCTAATAAAGCTAAAAGTTTATTACGCGAAGTTATGATAGGATAATATTATGGGTAGAGGACACATTTACGTCCCAGGGCAAGGAATGACAGACACGCCAGAGGTCGATCCGGCAACTGGTGAACAAAAAGAATCAGTCGTAGAAAAAACCATAGCCAAGGAAGAAGGAGAGTTTGCCGGAACGGGTGGTATGGGTGAAGGAGATATCACTCCACCTGATGCTGAGAACAGTCCAAACAAATATGAACCTAAGAATGCAGTAATTGATTACTGCGAGATAAATCACAAAGACGGAACACTCAATTTAGAAACAGCATTTAGTTCTGCTCTTATTACAGAAAGTATTTTCCAACAATCCTTATCTTGTAGAGTAATTGTTTTAGATGCAGATGAACAATTAGCTAGTTTAGATTTAGATGGATCAGAAGAACTTAAAATAGGATTCCACTCAGAAAGAAATAGACCTATTAAAAACTCATTTAGAATTTATAGAACACACGTTACGCCAGATGATACTTCTGGTGGTAAAGGTAAGGTATATGAATTATTCGGTATGTCTGAAGAATGGATCCAGCAATCAACAATGGATATTAATAGATCATTTAAAGGTACAATGAGAAACAATGTAGTATCTGTTTGGAACGAAGTTAAAAAGAAAACAGGAAGTAGAAAAAACCTCAGGGTCCATCAAACTACAGGACATGCTACTACAATTGTTCCAGGAATGACACCATTTGAGTCTATGGAAATGTTTGAACGTAGAGCATACAGCGCAACATATTCATCATCTATCTATAAATTTTATGAAAGTATGCATGGTTATAACTTTGTAAATTTAGAACAATTGGTTGCAACTATGAGACAAAGAGCAATAAAATACAAGTATGCTCCTGGTAATCCAGCTGATGATCAAAAAGATGTGCAAGGACAATATACAATTGAATCTATATCTTTTCCAAAATCAAAGAACATTATAGATAAAATCCAAAGTGGTGCATATGCATCATCTGTAAAAGAGATTGATATAATTAATCAAAAGGTAGATACAACAGAACTAACAGTTAAAGATAACTTTAAAGACTTTTATCACTTAGATAAGCCAGCAATATCATTAGATAAAACAACAATAATAGACGAATCTCTCAATACAATTAACAATACTAAGTGGATAAACAAGTATCTTGATGGTCAAAGACACAGAGATAATAACTTTGGTGCAGCAATAACAAGAAGAAAATTCTATGGAGACAGCTTAGGTCAAGTAAAAATGAACTGCGTTGTACCTGGAAACTCTGATCTTGGCGTTGGTATGTGCTTAGATTTAGACATGATAGAAGCATCAGCTGATAAAGAAACTGGTGATCAAGAGAAAAAAATTAGTGGTAAATACTTTATAACAGAGGTTAATCATCAGATTAAGAGTCACAAATACGTCTGTACCGTTTCTTGTAGTAAAGAAAGTTATAGATCAAATGTGCCTGATATAAAGAAATACATAGTAGGTAGAAGATAATGCAAGGTGGAGCAAAAGCATTTACTGACCTAAGAACATTCATAGGTGTAGTAGAAGATAGAAATGACCCTAACCAATTAGGTAGAGTTAAGGTCAGAATATATTCTGTGCACAATGAAGACAAGAGTCAGATACCAACAAAAGATTTACCATGGGCTATGGTATTACAAACAGGCAGCAATGCTGCAACTAGTGGTGTTGGATATTCAGGAACAGGTATTGTAGAAGGTACTTGGGTATTTGGTTTATTCTTAGATGAAGGTGAATTCCAGAATCCATTAGTATTAGGTTCATTACATGGTAAGCCAGATTTAGGTCCAGCAAAAGATCAAGGGTTCAATGACCCTCGTGGCGTGTATCCTAAGAATGATGGTGATACATATACACTTGGTGAATCTTCTATATCAAGATTAGCGAGAGGAAGAAAGCATGCAGAGAAGCATGCCGTACTAATTAGTAAAAGAGAAGGTAAAGATAAGTTAGGCGAAGTTGATATAGCTAAAGGTCCATCAGTCGGCAGTGTTATTGAAAGAGGTGTTAAAGCATTATTTGATAGAAGAGATGATTGGACAGAGCCTCATCCAAGAACAGGCGAAGGTAGATTAAAGAAGTGGTGGGAAGGAACTAATAATTATTCAACATATCCTTTCTGTCATGTATGGTATACAGAAAGTGGTCATGCATTAGAAGTAGATGATACTCCTGGTGCAGAAAGATTACATTGGTATCATAGGTCAGGAACATTCCAAGAGATACAAGCTACTGGTGATCAAATTGAAAAAGTGATTGGCGATAGCTATGAGATTGATTTAAAAAATAAACATATGTACATTGGTGGTGACTTTACAATTACAGTTGATGGTGATAGCAAAGAGTTAGTACATGGAAATAAAATTGTAGAAGTAGATGGAGAATATCTCATCACAGTAAGAAAAGATTATACTAAGAAAGTTGAAGGTAATGAACTTAAAGAAATTGGTTCAGATAAGTCATCACAAATAAATGGTAATCACAGCGAAAGAGTAAGTTTAGGTTTCATTAAAACTGTCGTTGGTAATGCTACAGAAAGTATTAAAGGTTCATTTACAAAAACTACAAAAGGTCAAGAAAAGAGAACTAATCTTTCAGATATGACACAAATACTACCAGACAACTATCAATTGATAGGTGCAAATAATTTAACTATTGCTGCTGGTGGTAATCTAACAGTTAAAGCAGATGGACAATTGAATCTAAGATCAGAAGCTAATACTGTATTGTCAGCAGGAACAGGTATGGTTGTAAAAGCTAATACAGGACTAATGGATATAGATGCTCCACAAATAACTATGGATGCTCCAAACCTAAGTATTGATGGTCCAGATGGAAACATTACATCTAAAACTGTCACATTGGATACACATACACATGAGATCACTCATAAAGATTCAGGTGATGGCTCATTAAACAATTCAACTAACGAATCAGCTTCACCAACGGATGGTACATAATGAGTAAAGATTGTGGAATAAGTGCAGGTGCAGTTAAACTAAGCGAAGGCATTGAAAGTGCTAAAGGTGAAATAGATAGCCTTATTGGCTCAGGTGTCGGCGGAATAGCTGATAGTGCTGTTAATATTAAAGATAAGATATCTGGATTGACAGATGGCATTGGTGCTGATTTAGAAAGTATGGCACCTGAACTTCCAGAACCAGCATTCAAACTTCAAGATCAAATGACTAATCTATTGAGTAATGCAGAAAATCCAACTGCAATGATTCAACAAATGGATGAAATGAAAGAGAAGTTTGGTGATAAAATTAATCTCGATAAAGTGTTTGATGATATAGGATTAGATTCAAAAGAGTTAAATGCTATGAATGCTGACTATAAAGATAAGTTAGCAGCAGGTACAAAATTAAAAGAGACTCAAGACAAACTAAAACTTAAAGATAAGTTAGCAGGTGGGTTAGGTAAAGTAGGAGAAATAGTAAACAGTGCTAAGGATAGTGAGCTACTTGCTTTAGCATCAGGTGATCTAACAGCCATAGGAAATTTGATAGGTGGTGCAGCAGATAAGTTATTCAAAAAGTCACCGACAGATATGTTAGATGGTGTATGTAATCAAGTACCTAATTTAGAAATGGATGCAGCTGGAAAAGTAATAGAAAAAGGTATACCAGCTTTAGCACCTACAGAAGATGCAAAACCAGATGAAGGCAAAGTAGATCCAAAGACAGACACAGTGCCAGTAGTTAAAGATCAATCATTAGAAAATATTGAAATAATTTTAGACCTAGATCCAACAAAAGTTGATTTTGATTTTGAACCATTTGATTTTGGTCCACCTGTTGATCAAGCAAAACTTGAAGAGCCAACAGACTTACAAGCAGTTGCGCAAGAGAAGTTGTCTAATCATTTACAAACATTAAGAGACTCTCAACTTGCTTATAACAAACAAAAAAGAGAAATGAATACTGTGACAACTCCAAACGGCGGTATTGATTTAGATAAAGAATTCTATCACAGAGCTTATACTAAGTTTATTAATTACTTTACAATCAACATGGAGATTGAATTTAATCAAAAAGATCCAGCTCAAGAGAGAGCATTGAGCGTTGATGAATTTATGGTACGTGATTCTTCTTTCAATGCAATACCTCCTCCAGATAAAATTAAACATATTATACCTAAGAATGAGTACGAACAGCATTTTGTAAATGCACCAAAGAATACTAAGAACCAGCATTTACCATTAAGAGAAGAGCTATTATCTTTAAAATGGATTGAAGTAGCTGGCCTAGAGGAGACATAAATAAAATAATGGCAACTTTTACTGATTTCAACACTTCACTTGTAGCGCATCCTATCAATAAGGATATATCGCTTAAGTCTGATGTGGAGGCAATTAAACAGTCTATAAGAAATTTAGTATTAACAGATAAAATGGAAAGACCATTTCAACCAACTATAGGTTGTGATGTTAGAAAAAATCTATTTGAGAACTTTTCGCCACAGACAGTAATGATGGTAAAGACTCATATAGTAGAAACAATAGAACAATACGAACCAAGATGCAATCTTTTAAATGTAGAAACATCACCAGACGAAGATAATAATACATTAAACGTCACTGTTCTGTTTAGTATAATAAATAGTGAGAGGGTAAATCAATTAAACCTCGTTTTAGAGAGAGTAAGATAAAATGGCTAATAGTGCACTATCAGTAGCTAACGTAGACTTTTCAGCAATTAAGAATGAACTTAAAACATATCTTGATTCGCAAAGTATATTTAATGACTATAATTTTGTAGGATCAAACTTGAATGTCCTATTGGATGTATTGGCATATAATACATTCATGCAAAACTTTTATCTAAACCAAGTTGCATCAGAATCATTTTTAGACAGTGCACAATTAAGAGACAGTATAATGTCTCATGCTAAAACTTTAAACTATCTACCAAAGTCTCAAACATCAGCCAGAGCAGAAGTTAACATAGAAGTCTTCCCAGCAAATACACCTGGCACAATTACAATGCCTAAGCATACAGCATTTACTACATCTGTAGATAGCAACTCATATATCTTTACAACAAGTGAAGGTAGAACAATTCAAGCAGATGCAAATGGAAGATATTATGCTAACAATGTTTCAATCTTTGAAGGAGAAATAGTCACAGAACTATTCCAAGTTAATACTGCTAATGCAGATCAAAGATATGTATTAAGTAATCAAGAAATAGATACAAGCAGTTTATCTGTTAAAATTAGTACATCATCAAGCGATACATCAAATGCAGAATGGAAAAGTAGTTTAACAACTATTGGTCTATCTGGAACATCTAATGTTTATTATATTGTACCAGCTGAAAATGGTAAGTATGAATTACAATTTGGTGATGGAATATTAGGCAGACCACTAATTAATGGCAACATTGTAGAAGCTACTTACAGAAAATGTAATGCTAATACAGCAAATGAAGCATCAGTATTTGTAAACAGTGATGACATTCAAGGCCATAGTAATGTTGTTATCACAACTATATCAGCAGCATCAGGTGGAGGATTTGCAGAAAGCAATAACTCAATTAAGTTTAATGCACCTAAGTCTCTAGCTATCCAAGACAGAACAGTCACAACAGACGACTATAAAACAATATTAAAACAAGAGTTTAATGACATTGAAGCAATCAATGTTTATGGTGGCGAAGAAGCAACACCACCAGAGTTTGGTAAAGTATTAATATCAATAGATTTAAAAAATGCAGATGGCATACCAAACAGTAAGAAGAAAGTTATAGAAGACTTTGTATCTCTAAGAGCACCATTAGGAATATCACCAAGAGTTATAGATCCTTCGTTTTTATATGTTGACGTTACAAGTAAAGTGTTGTATAATCCCAATATCACTGTTAAAAGTGATAGCGAGATTGAGACTGTAGTTGCAGCAGCAATCAATACACACGCAACAGACACCATTAATGATTTTAACTCTAAGTTAAGAGTATCTAAATTATCAGCAGCAATTGATGCAGCAGATGCATCAATATTAAATAGTGAGAATAGTATATTGCTACAGAAGAAGTTTACACCAACATTGAATGCAAAAGGCAATCATACGTTAGACTTCGTAAACGAGATTTACAGGGAGATACCGGACAGTTCAAGTGTTTTCGCGGACGGATCGGCACCTGTTTCTTCTACAACATTTACGTTCTCTGGTTTAACAGGATGTTCATTAAGAGATAATGGTGATGGTAAATTACAAGTAGTACAACAAGAAAGCTCAGTGTTAAACATAGTAAATAATAATATAGGAACAGTTGATTACACAAATGGTGTAGTGACGATTTCAAACTTCTTAGTGTCATCATTTACAGGAGATGCTATTACAGTATCAATTAATCCAGTATCTAAGACATTAAAATCAAATAAAAACATCATACTATCATATAACAAAACACCGAGCATTACGATACAACAAGAGAGAATCTAATGCCGGCAGAGATTAACGATAAGATCTCGATTTTCGTAAAAGATCAATTTCCTCAATTCTATAAAGAAGATGGGGTTATGTTTCAAAAGTTTGTTGAAGCATATTACGAATACTTAGAACAAACAGGCCAATCATTAGACTATGCAAGAAACTTAGTCGAGTATCAAGACGTCGATCAATCAACAGCTGAATTCCTAGATCAATTTAAAAAGTTATACTTAGAACAATTACCAGGGTTAATAAAATCTGATGATAGATTAACTATTAAACACATATTAGATTTTTATAGAGCTAAAGGTAGTGAAAGATCAATCCAATTATTATTCAGAATAATATTTGATCAAGACGCATCAACATCAAATCCAGGTGATGAAGTTATAAAACCTTCATCAAGTGATTTTAGAATACCAAGATATATTGAATGCTATGCAAGAGATATGGATTCCCTTATTGGATTAGAGGGTTTAGAGGTCGTTGGTGCTACTAGTGGTGCAAAAGGATTCGTAGAAAGTATATCTACAAAAAATATAGGTGGGGCTAGAACTCACGTTATACTTTTATCTAATTTAAGAGGAAACTTCTTACGTGGTGAAATCATTGCTAAAACTTCGGACGGGCTTACTGATAACATGCCGGTGGTTACTGGTTCTTTATCTTCTGTCGATATTACTTTGGGAGGACAAGACTTCATTGTTGGGGATACATTTGATCTTATAGCCAACACAGGTAAGCAAGGACAGGTCAGAGTGACATCTATTGATAATGCTACTGGACTAATAGAATACAAATTTGCAAATGGTGGTTTTGGTTTTTCAACTAATACAGATTTTACATCTGTAGATGTTAACACACAACAACTAGAAGTTAATAATGTTATCAATGCTGCACAGTCATATTCAAACTCATCACAAATTACTAATGCTCAATACTTAAAAAGAGAAAGAGTAGATCAACACGTAGAAAAAATAACATATCTAAGTGGTGCACAATTTAATGAAGATATGGCTGCAATGATTAATAATGAACAACAGCCATACTTAGTTGGTAAGAAAGCTGGTGGAACAGTTGTAGCAAATGGATACATTATAAGCAGAACAACAGACGGAGCTAATGGAACTTTATTTGTTGCTCCATTCACAGGTACATTTGGAGATCAATTAGCACTATCAGCAAACTTAACTGTCAACACTCATATATTTGAAGCAGGCGAACCAATAGATGAAGAGAGCCATGTCACACTAGACATTACTGGAACCAGTGGTTCATTCTCAGTAGGTGACCATGTTAGAGGTGATTCAAGCAGTGCTAATGGATTAGTTAAGACAGTCAACTCAACAGTAATGACAGTTAACGGTTCATTTGGTACTTGGACAACTGATGATAATGTACAAGATATAACCTCTGGAGTTGCAAACACTGCTAACGTCACAGGGGTTTCGGTGACGACAACAGGTGCTAATGGTATAATTAGTACGTTCACAAATTCAAATGCTAAAGTTTATACATTAAATATCCATGAGATATCAGGTGCTTTTACTGATGGCCAGAAGTTAAAAGGTAGAAGAACAAACGCAATAGCATCACTTACATCTAGTTCAGACACAGGTGCTGCAGATTTATACTTACAAGGTAATAATGGATCCAATGCAGTAGTTGATACATATTCAAATGCATCAGTACATGCACAAGTTATTGGATCCAATGCAACAAATGTTGGTTTTAGAAATGCATTGTTTGCAAATGGTTCAACAGGAACATTCTATGCTAACACAGCAGCATTCATAAAAGGGTTTGATTCTAATACATATGCTAATGTAGTCACAGTAGGAAGTGGAACTGGATCCAGTTTTAAATTAGGAACATTAGAAAACGAAGAAGCAATAACAATATACACAGACTTTGTTGGAGATAACAATACAGCTAACGTAGCATTCCTTGATTGTGTTGTTGCAGGTCATCTATCAAATACAGCTGGAGGTAATACGGGCGTAGGTTTTGTAGACACAGTTGATATTAGAAATGCTGGTGCAGGCTCTAGCAACAAATATGCTAATGGTGAGATAGTCACATTTGCAACTGGCGGAGCAGGTGGTGGTGCACCAACAACAAATGCAACAGCAAACGTCACAACTAATGCTGATGGTGAAATTATAAGCACAACAGTAATAACAGCAGGCGCAGGTT